AATCATCTATATCAACATTGAATATCTTAGCTATCTCATTTAAGGTTTTTAATTTTGGTGTATATTTTCCTTTTTCCCATTCGCTTATTGAGGATGAACTTTTTCTTCCTAGTTTTTCGGCTAGTTCTTGTTGATCAATATTATACTTTTCTCTAAGAAACTTTAGATTTTCAGCGAACATAGTAACACCTCCTTGAGTTAATTGTAACACCGTTTCGGAAAAAATGTAACAGGTTTCTTAGAAAATATTTTAGTGTTTTTAAAGAAGTATTTACGCAAAATAGAAATCGATTTCAGGAAAACTGAAATATGCACTTGACTTCGGAAAAACCGAAGTATATAATTTAGTCAGAAAGTTAAAGAGAGGAGGCGAATAAAATATGGATACCGCGAAGAAAGAAAAATATACATTGAGACAATTAAGAGCTTTAAAGGGTTATTCAAAAGAAGAACTGTCAAGGAAAAGCAAAGTGACATCAAGAACAATATTTATTTACGAAAACGATGTAGATAAAATGAGGAACGGAAAGTACGCCACTCTAGAAAAAATTGCTAAGGCATTGGGTGTTAGAGTTTCCGATATTTTTTTAGACCCTGATTCGGAAAAACCGAAATCAATAACAGGTGAAACAAAACAAGTCAGCTAGGAGGTGTGAATAGTGGAAGAGAAGAATATAAAAGTACCGACTCTTGAAGAATATACAAAAATTGTTGTCGAAACAGACGAGCAGAACCCGAAAACAATCGCAGTTATTACGGCGAATGATATTGAATCATGCGAAGGTTTTCGAGTTCGAATGACCCCTAGATATGATTAATGTTCTTTATCACGTGGAGGTATAGGATCGTTTCCAAAACTATCTTTTGATTGTATTTGTCCATTCTTTTTTTGGACAATAAACTCTGATTGCTGTTTTTTAGAAATCTTTTTACCATACTCAACAGCATCTGATTTATTATCAAATAGTTTTGTATCTTCGGAATTACCTTCACCACGTACAGCCCATTTGCCATTTCTAGGAGATACCCATTGATTTTTACCCATAACAATTCACCTCGCTTTCAAGTTAATTCTATTAAGAGGTGAAAAGAAAACAAACTGATGGAGGTGAGATTGTGAGTAACAAGCCAAAAATCACTTTGAATGGCACACCTAATCTTCAAAGATTAGCAGATGAAATGGCTAGAATACGTTCTAGACATTGGGGAGTTACTGTGGTGGCAACCATAATTGAACAAAAAGAAAAGCCCACACAGCCGGCAAGCAAGTAGTGGGCACCATAGAACAATAATATTATATCACACACTCGCCACTTCCGAAAAGAGGAGTTGCTGCTCTCCTTTCAAGTTTGCCAAAGTCCACGTTTCTTCATTTTGGCAACTCCTCTTCTTGGAGGTGGTGACGGCGAGAGACGAAGGAGGGATGACATGAAGGAAGAATCAAAAATAGGGATTTTGAATGAGAACAATTACACAAGATTAATTATTGAAACAGAAGAAGGGGAAAAAGTAGCAGAAGTTACATTGACCGATGCAACTCCTGCTGACGGTTATCGTATTCGATTAACTCCTAAATATGATTAACCTTTTGGTGGGTGTGGATCGTTTCCGTGACTATCACGGCTTTGAATTTTTCCATCTCTGCCATGAATAAATAGCTCAGATCCTTGATTTTTAGAAATCTCTCTAGCGATTTTTACTGCTTCTGATTTTGTATTAGTATGTGCAGTCGCTTTAGAATTTCCAGCACCTTTGACATTCCAACCACCATTGGAATTAGGTACAACATGTTGATTTTTTCCCATAGTTTTCACCTCCATTTCTATAGAAATATTTTATCAAATAGAAATGGAGAAATTCAATAAACGAAAGGAGGGATCAAATGACATTACAAGAGCATCAACACTTGATGCGAAAACTAAATCAGGAATACCACGAGGAAATGAAACCTAGATTGCTAGGGGAACAATGGCGTGAACGCCAGAAGAAGTGGTTAGAAATAAAAAAGTGACTCAGCCGTCCAAAGCAATGAGTCACAAACCAAAAATTATACCTAAGGAGATTTTATCACATGAATAAGAAAATTGAAAATCTTATCGAAGAATTGAAACGTGAATGCCAAAAGCAAGGTGTTTCTATTATTTGTACAGCCCAAAAAGAAGGGGAACTTAAAAGTCTCGTTTATGGTGAGACAACAGAAATTTTACTTTGTCTTGCTATGCAAGAAGAACATTTAGATGAAAATCTCCCATTGTCAGCACATATTATGCGTAGAATTGCTGTGGATGCTTACGAACAAGCGAAAAATGAAGAAGAAAATCAACCTTCAAATCATACTTTTGTTATTAATAACAAGGAAGATTTAGCTGATGTGATGACTCGTATTCTCAAGGGGGAATTTCAATGATGAATGAAAAAACAATTGATCTACTCATTATTTTATTTTTCACGTTAGTGATTGTAGCGAAAAGTTATGTAATCTTTGGCTTGTTATTCGCAATTACCATGCTTGTGCTTTGCGTGTTAGCAAGCAGAAAAGAGGTTAAACATGAACGAGTTAGCAAATCTTGACAACTATTTAACTGATCCTGATTATGCTAAACCACCATATGAAGCGCCAATTGATGAGGAGGATGAAGATGAGTAAATCTACCTTAGAAATGAGCCATCAAGAATGGCTCGAAGACCGCAAAAGAGGTATTGGTGGCTCAGATGTTGCAACCGTACTTGGATTAAACAAATACAAATCTCCTTATCAATTGTGGCTTGAGAAAACGGGTCAAATTGAATTGAAAGATTTAGAAAGCGAACCAGCTTATTGGGGTAATGTTTTAGAAGAAGTGGTTGCTAAAGAGTTTCAGGAACGTACAGGCAAAAAAGTACGCAGAAGAAACCAAGTATTTGAACATCCATTACATCCATTTTTAAGAGCAAATATTGATCGGGAAGTAGTGGGAGAAAATGCCATTCTGGAATGTAAAACAGCCAATCAATTTCTCGGAAAAGAGTGGGAAGGTGAAGAGGTACCGCTTAGCTATCTCTGTCAAGTTCAGCATTACATGAACGTTTTAAACAAAGACTATTGTTATATCGCTGTTTTGATCGGTGGACAAAAATTCATTTGGAAGCGGATTGAACGAGATCAAGAGCTGATCGATACAATCACTGAACAATTAGTAGAGTTTTGGGAAACGAACGTTCTTGGAGGTATCGAGCCTGTAATTGACGGAAGTGGAGCGACTGCTGACTTCTTAAAAGAAAAATATGCAGATGTAGAAGAAAATCAAACAGCTCTACCATCACGTTTTGATGAACTTATCGAGCAAAAAAGAGAACTCAAGCGGACGAAAAAAGAAATTGAATCATCTATTCGTCAAGTAGACAACGAGATCATCAGTGAGCTAGGTAAACGTGAAGCCAGTATCGGTATCACACAAAGAAACATTATCAGCTGGAAACTTGTTCGTACAAGACGGATGAACACGAAGAAACTAGCAGAGAAATATCCAGATGTCGCAAATGATGAAGAGATTTATAACGTTACTGAATCAAGAAGGCTAACCGAAAAGGAGATCAAATAATATGGCAACAAATGAATCGTTAAAAAATCAATTGGCAGAAAAGCCACAGAAACAAGTTGCACCAGGACAGTTAGGGCTTAAAGCTCTAATGAATACACCAACAATGAGAAAGAAATTTGAAGAAGTACTTCATGACAATGCTAATGCTTTTATGTCGAATGTTATGACTCTTGTATCTAATGACAGTTATCTTGCAGATAGTGAACCGATGTCTATCATGAGTGGTGCGTTAACTGCTGCAACATTAAATCTTGGGCTAGATAAGAATTTAGGTTATGCATATTTAGTTCCATTCAATAGTAAAAACAAGCAAACAGGAAAATGGGAAAAGAAAGCTCAATTCATGCTTGGCTATAAAGGATATATCCAATTAGCCCAACGATCAGGTAAATACAAAGCATTAAATGTGATCGAAGTTTACGAAGGAGAACTAAAAAGCTGGAACCGACTGACAGAAGAGTTTGAGTTTGATCCAAATGGTAGAACGTCTGATGAAGTCATTGGATATGTTGGCTATTTCGAGTTACTGAATGGATTCAAAAAAACTGTCTATTGGACCAAACAAGAAATCGAAGCTCATCGGATTGCTAACAATAAAGATCGCGATAAGACAAAGTTAAGTGGTGTGTGGGCATCTGATTACAATGCAATGGCACGAAAAACTGTTTTGAGAAATCTTCTTTCTAAATGGGGAATCTTGTCCATCGAAATGCAAGAAGCCACCACATCGGATGAGAGAGTCCAAAGGGTTCAAGAAGACGGCAGCATTATTGCTGAAACAGAAGTTGAAGAAGATATTCCTGAAAGAAAAGAAGCAGAGGTTATATCTGAAGAAAATGAAGATGTACAAACTGGATTATTTGATGCATCTAATCCGCCGTTAAACAAATAATGAGGGAGCTTTCTCCCTTGCTTTTCTAGAGGAGAAATACGAATGAACACAGGATATGTCAAATTACATCGAAAAGTGATGAATTCATTCGTTTGGACCAATCCTTATATGTATAAATTATGGAGCTTGTGTTTGATGAAAGCGAGTCATGAGAATCGCAAGATACTTTTTAATGGAAAAGAGATACAAGTGAACAGCGGAGAATTCGTCACAGGGCGCGATGCTATCACATCTGAGATGAACGAAGGCGTGAAACGTGAACATCAAGTGAACAGCGGTTCTGTATGGAGATGGCTAAAACAATTTGAAAAAAACGGAATGTTGAACATCAAATCAACTACGAAATACAGCGTTATATCAATAAAAAACTGGTCTTTGTACCAAAGCAGTGAACAACAAATGAACATCAAACGCACAACAAGTGAACAACAAGTGCACACAAACAAGAATGAAAAGAATTATAAGAATGAAAAGAATAATAAAACATCATCGTCGCAACCACGCAAAAAGCGTGTTTACGACACCGACTCAGTTTACTACATTCTCGCGGAGGAGTTATTCAAACAGATTTGTCAGAATCAGGAAATCAAAAAGCCGAATCTGCAAAGTTGGGCAGATAACATTCGGAAAATGATCGAGATCGACAAGCGGACCGAAAACCAGGTACGGGGAATGATTGAATGGAGTCAGCACAATGTGTTTTGGGCATCGAATATTTTATCTGCTAAAAAATTGCGAGAAAAATACGACACAATGGCAGCGCAAGCAAATCGTGATTATAAAACAAAACAAACTAAAACGCTTGAATACGAGAAATTTAGCACAGATGAGTTGCCTATTTGAGAGGAGGCGTAGGCATGGAAACTGTTGGGGAAATCATGGAAAAGCTGATACAGAAAGTGCTTGTCCAACGTGGCGAATGTCCTGAATGCGGACAGCCTTTGTATGGATGGCGTACGAAGAACCCTGATGGCTCAGAACGTTGTAAGCCAACCTGTATGCAATGTGGGTATAAAGCATTGCGAGTTCAGGAAGACTTACAAACAGAACGAATTTACAACGAGAGCCTGAAAGCAAGAGCAATCAATTTTTTCAAAGGTGGTTCTGTTGTGCCTAATCAAGCGTTGTTTGATTGCACATTGCAGAATTATCAAATTGTCGATCAAGAAACAAGACAAGCGGTTGAAGTAACCAAACGCTTTGTTAATTCAGTCTTGTTAGGAAATCCAAGTCACCTTGTTTTAACTGGAAAACAAGGAACAGGTAAAAGTCACCTAGCGATGGCAGCGGCTTGGGAAGTCTTGAAGCGATCAAACTACGATAAAAAAATCTTATTTATCGGGTTACAGGAAATGCTGGATCAAATCAAATTTTCGTACAACAATCCTGAACTCAGAAAAACGATTGAGGGATCGTTGATTGCAGATATCAAAACAGCGGATTTAGTCATCATTGATGATATCGGTTCAGAACTAGGAAAAGATGCATCAGATAGTCGAGCGTTTGGCATAAACACGCTAAATTCGTTCTTGGATGCACGACAGAACCTAGCAACGATTATCACAACGAACTTGCTTGGTGAAGAACTGAAAAAAGCTTACGGTACGAGAACAATATCAAGAATGTTTGTCAACTCTGATGGATTTACGATGGTATTTTCTCAAACAGCAGACAAGCGCATAAAACCAGTCAAAGGAGCGATCGCATGAATTTGACTAAACAAGAAAAAAGAATCTGTCGTCAGATAATGTTGCAAATTATAGGTGATCGTGACATGGACGAATTATCTCAACAAGAGAGTCGAATGGTTCGGAAGATAAGTAAGCTAATCGGTGCAGATACGATGGATCGATCCAAGCCATTACCCAAACTGAATTTTGAATCATTTACGTTTGAGAAATATAGCCATCTGAGAGAGGTAGGCTATAGTGTAAATGCTATTCGAAAAGCACTTGGGGTAGGAAGTAGTGTATGGGCAAAATGGCGGAAAGAAAATGTAAATGAGGTAAATCAAAATGATTAAGCTAATAGGCAAAGAGACGCTCAAGGTTTACTATGTAGCGGAAACAAAGGCAGAAGTCAGCCGTTGGCTATTGAAAATGTTTAATAAGACTAGAGCCAATGCTTCAGTAAGTCAGAAAGCAAGTGTATCAGAAACAGGCATGCCTGAAGCAATGTGGATTTCAAGGAGGAACTGAGATGGCAATGATACCGAAGTTTAGAGCGTGGGATAGAGAAAAAGACAGAATGATTTATCCTAGCACGACAGGAGTTTGTTTTGAAATGAATGATGATGGTATAAGTGTGCTTGATATTGATGTAGATTATCCCAATGACTATGGTTTTCCCAAAATAGCTTCAATCCTCATGCAATCTACCACTCTGAAGGATAAGAATGGTGTGGAGATATTTGAGGGGGATATAGCGCTTATCACTCATAAATCAACGAACTACGCCGATACTTATTGGCACAGTTACGTAGAAGTTTTTAGAGCAAAAAACGGAGCCTACAGAATTCGCGGTGAACACATCTACGAAACAGAATTATATAGTAATAGAAAACAATTGACGGTAGCGGGGAATGTTTATAATTCACCAGAACTTTTGAAGAGAGATCGATTTATGACTACTACCGAAAATCCAGAGTTATTGAAGGAGGAACAGCGATGAATAAACAGGAATTGATTGATAAATATACTGCAGAAATATCTAGATTAAGACCTTATTGCCCTAATAGACATTTAATTAGCGATCAACTTAAATATGGTCTTTATAAAGAAATCCTAGAAGATTTAAAACAACTAGACGAACCGCAGAAACCAGCGGTGCCTAAGTTTGTGGCGGAATGGATAGAATACGCTAAAAAGAAAGGCGATAGTCTAGCTATTTCATTCAAGCCGTGGAACCTCTACGGTGTTGAGTATAGCAAGACTGATAGATGGATTGAAGATAATCAAGGAACGTTTGCTCGTGCTTGGCTAATTGGCTACGAGGTCGAGAAAGAGCCGTTGTATTATGTGAAGTTGCCAGTTGTGTATTTTAATCATTGGGATTTAGAGACGTATCTAATGAAAGATGATAGAGGAAATATAACAATTGCAGACAACAACGATTTTGATGATATGAAATTTACGGAATCAGAAATAAAAGCAATTGATGAAAGATACTGGCCATTTGCTGTGCCAGTGGAAGAGGTGGCGGAAGGATGAGCAATCTTAAAGTTGGAGATATTGTTTTTTACAAAGGTGACGAAGGCATCATCCGAGAAGTTATGACGGATGGAAAAGAAAATTTTTATAGGGTAGATGTCAGCAGAAAATCTATACTCTACCTGTATGAAGACGAATTAGATTTAGGTACTCAAAAACTCAACGACAACCAGAAAATGGTGTTTGATTATCTTAAATCAAACGTTGAACAAGGTGGCAAATCAGTTATGTATTCGATATTCCTTCTAGGTGATTGGGACTCTCGAATTGGAGCAGCAAGAAACGTTGATATAGCTTACTGTGGATTAAATGGTAAGCAGGAAGCAGAAGTCCTATCAGCATTCGCTCAATGGGGATTAGAACAGGAGGAAGCGGAATGAAATACGAAATACCACTAAGTGAAGCAGACGTCCAGTCAATTATTAACGGTCGGGAGGTTAATAAAAAACTTCCTGATGGTACTGAATTAGTCATCAGACAAAGTTATTTGAAAGATATGGCAGCTCCAGTATTAATTGATCGTTTTAACGTGACTGATTCTGTGGTAGAGAACCATTTAAAAGAATTTCGATCAAGTATAGACGACACTTTCAGATTAGGGAGTTGATTGACAATGAACAACAGACATCGCAGAATAACAAAACTAAGAAAACAGGAACTGAATGTACTAAAGACAAAGTTTGAAAAAGAATATGGAATTTCAGCAGAAGAAACATATAAAGTGGCAAGTCAGTGTGTTGCTGATGCGAGTAATGCTATTCGTAAGTTTGGGATTTCGATATTAAATGATGATCGTAAATGGGAGGAAATGAGATGAAACTAAAAGACGGATTTTACGCTAGTAGTCACGGCATCGGCGGTTTAATGCTAGATATGCCGACAAAGAATCCTAAAACACGTAAGAAACCAAAAGTCAAAGTCGGTGACATGGTTCGCTGCGAAGCAGAAGGGTTCATCTATCCATTTCGTGGATATGTAGAACACGTCTATAATCACTCAGCAATCATTCGTATTGAAAACACGATGGAATGTGATAAATGGACAGCTAAAAGCAAAGAGAATTTAGCAGTGGTGAGATTGGTGGATATTGAACTAATCAATGACAAATAAAAAAGCCGGATCGCTCCGACTGATTCAATAAATTCCACAAGTTTATTATATCACATAAAAGGGGCGGTTTGACTTGATGCAATTGTTACGAGAGGTAGCTTTCAAACAGACAAGATGTAATGCGAGAGATGTGCTGAAGAACTTTCGGCGTTTGGAGCGGATGGCAGGTCGCTCTTTGATAGATATTAAGTCGCCGATTATTACGGACATGCCGAAGGCACCGAAGCACGGCAATAAGGCAGAAGACGCGATCATTCAGATGATGGATATAGAAGCAGAGAGAGACGCGATTTTAGCGGCTTTGATGGCGCTTAGTCTGATTAGTCGTCAGATACTCTACTACAGCTTTTGTGTGCCAGATAGCTTCTCAAACTACAGGATTAGCCGTGAAGTGGGTTATTCAGAAAGAAGCATACAACGGATGAAGTCGGAAGCTCTGATAGAGTTTGCAGAAGCATATAAACATGGGAAAATAATTGCTTATAAATAGGAGGACTATATAATGTGGAAAGATTATGTATCATTGAAAGAGTTGAAAAAAGATCTTATTTTCAAAAAAATCGTAGAATGGTCAGAGAGTGAATTAATTTTAGAAGATGGAACCAAAATGGAAGTTGTATGTAGCGAATCAGATTGCTGCGCATGGGCCGAAGGTGAATTCAAAAATGTAAAGCTTGATGCAGTGATTACAGATATAAAGATTTTTGATAAAGGTAACCGTCTCTATAATGGCGATGGACATAGTTCTTATGCCGAAGTCGTTGTTTATCATAATCGAAATGAGATTGCTAAAGCGGAATGTACAGCAAACGATGGGAATGGAGGCTACTATTACAGTGTCTGTGCTTTAAAAGTCAAAGAAAAACTTTGTGTAGTGACTGATGCATAAAAAATGGCGGTTTTTTGGCGGAATGATGGCGGTTTTTAGCTATTTACCAGTGATATTATGGTAGTGTCGAAAGATTAGTGATAGGTCTGAGACAAAATAAAATGTAAGGGAGGAAATCTCCCTCATCGTTTAATTAAGCTTCGATAGACAGCAGCGGAAATATTAAGAATAAGGATGTGAATTTTAACTCCTTCTAAATTGTTCTTATTATCTATCATCCGTTGCTGTCTATTGTTATTATGTCACTGTGGCGGAAAGGGTAGACGCTTAAAAATAAGGTCAATACGTCGAGGGATAGCCTTAACGTTTTATGATTTGACCATGCAAGGTTCGATTCCTTGCCAGCGACTTAGACGAAAGGTAGCTTAAATATTAACCACATCAACATCGTCAGCGAGTTGATAAAGGTAACTAGCAGACTCTAGGATTTAAGCCAGTCTTACCGATTAGTCTGTTATAGTAGCAAGCTTGCTAGAGGTAGCTCCTCTGGTTGACGTGCAGCTCAGTTGGTAGAGCGCCTGACTTTTAATCAGGAGGTCGCCGGTTCGAATCCGGTCACGTTAATAAAGAACCTACGGAAACAATCAATCTTATCGGATGCCGATTGGTTGGCTGAATTAAGCAGTGTGTCTGTGAATCAGTTAATAGGCATAAAATACTAGCACAGACGTGTGCCACTCTCAGGTGTAGGTTAGGAGAGAAACATTAGCAACCGAGGGTTGGAAATGGGCGCTCAAAGTACACGAGCAAGGCGAGGTCGATAGTAATCGATGGAATCGGTGTAGGTTGCTATTACATAATTGATTGGGTTAGATTGAGTTTTGGGATTCGGTACAAATGAATCGTCAAATGACTCAAGCACAGGATCGGAAACGTCCCTGCCTGTGCATTACATATTAGATCACTCGTTGAGTGGTCTTTTTATTTTAGAAAAGAGAGGATTTTGAAAATGAATCATGAGAAGTTTATCGAAAAATGCAAGGCTATTGTACGTGAAAGAATTGAGAATGAGATTGCTGACCTAAGTGGAGCAGTACCTGAGTTTAGTGTTTTCATAGTCTGGTCATGCAAAACACTACAGAATAGCAAAGCATTAGTCAGCGCTAGCTTAAAAGGAGCACCGTATTTTGAAATTACGTTGAACGGGGACAAAGGTGAAATCTATGTAGATACTTATCTCAAAAAATCAAATGAATGTATCAAAGTCTAGCAGGTGCTAGGCTTTTTCTTTACATAAAGGAGGAATGATCTCATGAAACAATATACCGCTAAAGATTTCGAGGAAATGAAGCGATTAAAGAAGGACTATGAAGAAGTTGATATGGAGCTAACTGTTGGAGTCATTCAACGAAGACTGCGGGTCGGATTAGAGACAGCAAAGGCTATTTACAATGATCTAAATGCTATTGAAGAGAAGAATGGCTAATGAGGAACTACTGGTATATATCGCTAACTAATGAATATCCTCGAACCATTGATGATTGTTCAGTGCGTGTTGTGCGTTCTGTACAAATCAAAGGGAAGTACTCTATTGTCGAAATGGGGAGAGAAGCAGAACCATGTGAGATTGATGCGTGCAAGCTCGTTTATTGCGGTCATGGTTTCTATGATGAACCAAACATTCAAAATAATATTAACAAGAATTTGAGGGATTAGAATGCAAGAAATGGCTTAAAAATCTCCAATCAGGACAAATCAAGTTAGACAAAGTTTCCGATTTAAAGATATTAATTGAAGCAGATCTAATGTTGAAAGATATTGAAAATTAGAAAACAAAACTCAACCTAAGAAGATTGCGAGGTGGTGTGTATTGAATGGCAAGACAACGTGATCCAAGACGTGATGAAGCCAAAAGAATTTGGTTAGAATCCAACGGAGAAAAGCAGTTAAAGGAAATTGCATCTGAATTAAATGTTTCAGATTCTCAGGTTAGAAAATGGAAATCGCAAGACAAATGGAGCGCTGAATTGAAAAGTAACGTTACCAATGGCAAAAGTAACGTTACTAATCAAGGTGGCGCTCCTATTGGTAATCAAAATGCTAAAGGTAACAAAGGAAATAGCCGAGCTTCTCCGCCAGTGGGTAATAAAAACGCTTTGAAAACAGGCGAGTATGAAACCATATTTTTTGAGACACTAAGTGATGAAGAGAAGGACATCTATTCTAGTCTGAATGATAATCCTTCTTTTGTTTTGTCTGAAGAAATACGTCTACTTAAGATAAGACAATTTCGTATGATGAAGAGAATCCAACAAGCTGAAGCTGGACTAAATGATGAAGAAGTCGAACGATTGCAGCAGCTAAGAAAGATTAAAAATCCGATTGAAAAAAATGGTAAAAAGCTAGAAATCAAGCGTGAGGTTATGCAAGATGTGCAGATTAGCAGAAAAAAACATCGCAAAATTGATGATATTCTTTCAATTGAAGATTCATTGACTCGGATTAGCAACCAGTTAGCTAAAGCCATCAAGCAAATGAATGAACTTTATATGAATGAATACAGAACTGATTTAATTAAAGCTCAGACTGATAAGATCCAAGCTGAGACAAATGAAATTGGCGGAAATAATTCAGGTGAAGAAATAGAAGAATGGAAACAGGCAGTTTTAAATGCCGCAAACAAACGGGCGGTGAAAGAAAATGAATAATGAATTTATTCCTTTTGCTGATATTGGTTCTGCCATTGATTATTACTATGATAAACCAGTAGCTTTTTGCCAAGATATTTTGCATTTGAATCCTGATGAATGGCAAGAAAATGTTTTAAATGATTTAGCTGAATTTTCAAAGGTTTCTGTTCGTTCTGGTCAAGGAGTTGGAAAAACAGCATTAGAAGCAGGAGCAATACTTTGGTTCTTAACGTGTCGACCCTACGCTAAAGTAATAGCAACAGCTCCGACAATGAAGCAACTTTACGATGTACTTTGGGCAGAGGTAGCTAAATGGTTAAATGATAGCTTGATCAAAAACTTACTGAAGTGGACAAAGACCAAAATTTATATGGTTGGTGATTCAGAGCGTTGGTTTGCTACGGCTAGAACAGCGACTAAACCAGAAAATATGCAAGGTTTTCACGAGGACCATATGTTGATTGTGGTAGATGAAGCTTCTGGTGTGTCTGATCCAATTATGGAAGCTATTCTTGGTACGCTATCAGGTTTTGATAATAAGCTGTTGATGTGTGGAAACCCCAATAATATTGAAGGTGTTTTTTACGATTCCCACAATTCAGACCGTGATAAATACAGAGTTCATAAAGTATCAAGCTATGATAGTAAACGTACAAACAAAGACAATATAGAAATGATTCTTAAAAAATATGGAAAAGAAAGTGATGTTGCTCGTGTCCGTATTTTTGGAGAATTTCCCAAAGGTGCGTTGGATTCATTTATCAGTCTTGAAACGGTTGAATTGGCTACAGAAAAACAAATTAGTGATTCTTTAGTCAATAAAACAACGGTTGCTCATATTGGTGTTGACGTAGCTCGATATGGTGATGATTCTACGATTCTCTTTCCTAGAATTGCTACCAGGGCATTGGAGTATGAGAAGTATTCAAAACGTAGCACCATGGAAACAACAGGATATGTCATCAACATGGCCAAGAATCTAATGAGTCAATATCCGAGTATTGATAAAGTGATGATTAAAGTCGATGACACTGGTGTCGGAGGTGGTGTAACCGACCGCCTAGAAGAACTTATAGAAGACAAACATTATCCTTTTGAGGTGTTTGGAGTGAATAACGGTTCAACATCAGAAGACGATTTTTACGATAATTTAGGTACTCAACTATGGGGAAACATCAAGGAAATGTTAGAAGAAAATATGACAGCAAATCTTAACGGAGAACAGCCTGTTATTGAATTGCCTTCTGATAGTTCGTTAATCAAAGAATTAAGTACTCGCAAATTCAAAATGACAAGTAGAAGTCGTATACGTTTAGAAAGTAAAGATGATATGAAAAAGCGAAATATTGGTAGTCCCGATATTGCTGACGCACTGGCTTTAGCGTTTTATGAGCCACCAAGTCACTATCAATTTATTCAATTTTAGGAGGTGAGCTTTTGATTAGTACAGTATTATCTTTAGAGAGATATAAGAAGCTACGTGTTAAATATGCAACACAAATTGAAGATGGAATGTTTGATCCGAATGGTTTTATAGAAGATATGAAACCATTTTTTGCTGATCGCGAAAGAAAATATCTAGCTTATACTAGCGAAAAGAATGAAATAGATAATAGACCAAAGCCTAACACTGATATTGTAAAAGTTAATAATAAACTTCATGCTGGTATGTATTCAATTGTCGTAGACCAAGCAGTCAATCATTTTACTGGTATACCTATCAAATGGGATTACGATGTATCGGAACAAAAAAGAACACTCATTCAAAGATTAAAAGATAAATTCTTAAAAAATGATATAGAACTTCCGACAGTTCCAGAAGCTTTTAACAAATTAACAAGCAATCTTGATTCCATGAGATTCGCAATGCTTGATTCTGAAACTGCAACTTTTCAAGGAGCTTGTGGAGTAGCTTTCCGATTGTTAGAGCCTGTGGAAGAAGATGATGGTTGGAAGTTAAGAGCAAGTAATATTGAACCTTGGAGAGCAGAAAGATATGGAAATGCCGGAATCTATATCAAAGAAAAGTATGACTCTTACCAGAAAAAATTTTTTCAAGAAATGAAAGTTATGACAAGAAATAAAATTCTGACATATGCTTGCTATGGTGATTTGAATTTTGTTACAAGCGGAACGTTCAAAAAAATTGATGAGACCGATAACCCTTTGGGGACGATTACCTTGGCAGAATTTAAAAATAATACGAATCGTTATTGTGATTTTGAAGTAGCTGAGGAAATTGGAGATGCAATTGATCGTGCTTTGTCTGATCAACAAAACGAAATCGAACAATTTAAGCTTGCGTACATGCTTGTTACTGGCACAACAATGAGCAAAGGCACTGCTAAAGAAATGATGAATCAGCTAGGGATTATCAACTTAAAAGACCCTACTGCAAAAGCTGAATATGTCACAAAAAATTTAGCAAAAGATTTCAATGAATATCATATGGATCTATTGAAAAAACAGTTTTACACCATTTGTAAAGCAATCGATTTTAACGATGAGGTGTTTAAATCAAACAGTTCTGGAGAAGCTCGCAAGTGGCAAATCATTAGCCTAGAAGCGAAAACAAATACTAAAGAGCAATATTTTAGAGAAGGATTGAAAGAATGCGCAGAAACAATTGCTGCTTTTCTTAAGTTTCATGACAAAGTAGAAATTGAGCCTGAAAAAATTATTTTTACTTTCTCTAGATCTTTGCCAACTGATTTAAGTTATTTAGCTGAAGCTTTACCTAAACTTGCACCATACGTATCCAAACGAACTATTCAGAGCCAAATTCCATTTGTAACAGATGTTGATTATGAAAATGAAATGATGGAATTGGAAAGTGGAAGTGCTTATCCAGATAGTGAATACAATTTTGGCGGAGGTGGCAATAGTGACGATAGAAACGAAGTATTGGACCAAACGTCGAGAACTGGAGGATCAAGCAAGGCTCAAACAAGAAAATCAGACACTTAAAAAATTAACTAGTGTATTTCCTGAAGCACTGAAAGAGATACAAGCAAAACTATTATCACAAGCTGACTTACACAATATCACTTATCCAGAAATGATGGAGTTTTATAGTACAAGTAATCAGAAAAAATATCGTGAATATGTGGAAAAAAATTATAAGTCATTAAAAATGTATGATGCAAAATACAAAGAGTTTATCGATGAATTTTTTCCACCATTTGACTATGCAAAAGTCAATCGCTTATTACAAATACGATCAGATGTATTTAAAATTCTTGCAGAATATGCGATGGATGCAGATGTGAATCAATATTTTTCTGATCGCTTAGAGGAAATTCTTCAAAGAACATATTCTTCTAATGCTAATGTTTTTGTTCAACTTTTAAACGTTGATATACCAAATTATTTACCAGAAAATGAAATTAAACATTATTTGAACTATCCATGGTCAGGAAAGACATTTTCAAGAAGACTTTGGGGAAATATTTCATCGCTTGAACAGAAACTCTCTAATGCTATTGTAAAAAGTGTTGCTAGTGGAGAAGGCGTTATACACGCATTAAACACCATGAGATTAGACTCAGAAATTTGTGACATGTTTAAGTTAGAAGAATCAAAGTATAACAAAGCGATAGAAAATCTCGTTCGAACGGAGTATGCAAAATTTGCACAAGATGGTATTGAAAAATCATATTTAGAAACAGGTATTGAGGAATACAACGTATTGACTGCAAAAGATGAGAGAGTTTGCCGGATTTGTGGAGGAAAGGCAAGTAAGAATCCCTATAAACTGAAAGATGCTGTCATAGGTGAAAATCGAGCACCTTTCCATAGTCGTTGTAGATGTACGGATGTTCCTAATTTACCAAAATTAGGAAAGGATATTGATGAAGAATATGACCGTTTATTTGGCGATTTATTAGATGAGTTTGCACATGATTCTTTTGGAATTAATTTGAAACGGAGGAAGTAGAATGAAAGATTTTTTTGAAGCAGTACTAACAATTAATGTAAATGCTGATATTGCAGAAGCCTACAAAACAGCTATTGAGTCTGAGAACCATCCTAATGGCTTGAGAGACCATTGGAATGGCAATTATGCCTACGTGGTTATTGGCGATCAAACTGTTAATTATCAAGATAATACTCCAGTTGATAAGAATACCGTTAATTTAACGATTCAATTATTATCTCATTCATTACCAAATTTAAAAGAAACAGTTGATTGGTATGAAAAGATGGGATGTATTGTTGTTAGAACTGACTACAAAGAAGGAAAGTCTAGTAATTAGGCTTTTTTATTTTGTCCGAAATGACGTTAAACTAGCGCAATACTGGGCTTGGTTGAATGGTGGGGCGCAACTATTAAAACTCAAAGCAATGCGGGGCGTGAAAACGAATCGTGGGGCGAAAGGAGAATGAGCATGAAACACAAATCATTAATGCCAATGAATTTGCAATACTTTGCCGAAGGTGACGATCAAAAGTTTTCTTTTGATGACTTCAAATCTTTTGTGGAATCCAATGAAGAAGCTCAAAAATTTATTCAGTCACAATCTCAAAGTGTTGCCGACAAACAATTGGAAGCTTGGAAACAAAATAACTTAGATAAAATTAAACAGGATACCATCAAGGAATATGAGGAATCTAAGAAAAACAAGTCACCTGAGCAAATTCAACTGGAAAAACTACAAGCTGAATTTGAAGCAGAAAAAGCGTTGCGTGTGACAAGTGATAATAAAGCATTTGTTGCAGAACAAATTGCTGGATTAGAACTAGATGGAGAGTTAAAAGAGTCTATTTCTCAATTTATGCTAAATAATCTTGTTAGTTCGGATACAGATTTCACTAAGAATGCTGTTGAAGGTTTTACAAGTGTCTTGAATGCAATTAATGAGAAACATGCAGATGCATTAAAAGAACTACAAATGAAGTCTGCATTTGGTGGAACTCAACAATCGAATAACCAGGTTCAGCAGAACAATGAAACATTAACAAATCCAGAAGAACAATTAGGACAAATTCTTCAACAATTTAACTAGGAGAGTGAAAAATTATGAAAAAAACATCTTTAAATAATTTAGAGTATTTGGATATTTCACCAGCGATTAATGCTATGCAAGTACCAAATACACCTTTTTTAAGCTATTTATTTGGTGCTGGAAAAACAGAGCCAGCAAACTCGACAGAAATTAAATGGCGTGAATATGATATCAACAACGATGATTCTTCTGAAAAACTTGAGGGCGGAGAATATCCAGATGCTGAATCAGGTCGAACTTGGTTTAACAACTATACTGAAATTTTTAGAAAATCAACCTCTGTATCTGGTACATTAGATGCTATTAATGTGAATGGAGTCGGAAATGAATTAACTAATCAAGTAGCACTACGTGGTATGGAAATGAAAATTGATTTGAACCGAAAATTGATTACTGGTGTAAAAGCTGATGAAAATGGTTCTAAAGGTCGTCGAATGAATGGGATTTTGAACTTGATCAATTCAGCAAATAAGGCAGAAACAGCCACTGCGGGTGCAGTAACAAGAAAAGATATCGATACTTTATTTAAATTGATGTATGAAAAAGGTTATATGGGAGAAAAACTATGCTTGATTTCTCCAGATATGCAGGAGTTAATGACTGATGAGTTAGATGGAAAATCAACAAAAATTGTTCAGTTCGGGGAAAGAGTAACTTTTGGATTGCAAATTGGAAATATCGTGTCTAATTACGGTACAGGTATTGCTCTACTAGAACCATCATTGCCAAAAGGAACAATTGCCGCAATCGATACTAATTATGTGAAACTACGTCCATTACGTGAATGGAGAGCAGAAGAACTTGCAAAAACAACGGATTCTAGACGTATCGGTCTTGTAGGTGAATACTCTCTTGAATACAATGCTTCAAACTCTGGGGCAATTTTAAATTTAAAGTCTGAATAAAAGGGAGTTAGTACTCCCTTTTTTGATAGGAGGAATTACAGTGGTAAAAAAAGATGAAACTAAAAAAGATGAAGTCGTGAAATATAGAGTAGGTAAAACTAAAAATTTTGTTGGGTTTGTTCATCCTAAAACTCGTAGATTTATCACAGCAGATTCAAATAACGAATTTATCATTTCTATAGATGATAAAGAAGCAATTGCAATTTTGGAAGATGCAATTGATGTTAATGAAATTTAGGAAGTGATCTGATGGATGAATCGCTAAAAACGGAAATCATTGAGTCTACAAAAGAAGATTTTCCAGATTTGAGTGAAGAACGCATAACTAATTTATTAGAAATAATTTTGCTAGAAATTGAATCATACAACACT